GAGCAACTGCGCTCGCTGGCGGCGGGGTGGCGGCTACGCACACAAGCACTCCTACACCGACCAAATCAACTACGAGCTTCGTAGCACCGGCATGGGCGGCAACCGACTTTCCTCTCAAAGCAAAGACACCGCAAGAACTGGCAGTTGAAAAGGCTCTATACAAGGCTGGATTGCTGGCTGGAGCAGGTCAAAACTCGGCATGGTCGCCTACTCAGGTAGCGGCGGTAAAAACCTTCCAAAAGTGGCAAGGAGCGCCGCAAACGGGCATCGTGGACAAGTCCACATACGAGTCACTCATGAAGAAATTGCCATGATCCGGATACCAATAACTAACCCTAAAGCCATCACCCTCGGAAGCGTGGGGTTTATGACAGCTTGGGCAAGTAGCGGATACGCGATGGACTCGCACCATCTCATCCTTGCGGCTGGCTCTGCGCTCGCGGGTAGTTCTGTGCCACACAACCCGGCAAGCAACCCAAACGTGATGCCGGATTCGCACATCATCACGCCGTATGCAAACAACGTGGAATAAGCATGGTAGGTTTATATCCTCAGTTCCTATAGCTGAGGCAATCGCACGTGAGTCAAAAAAACTTAATAAGAAAAGCCCCTGTGTCCTAAGCATGGGGGCTTATTTAATTGGTTTGTCAAATCGTTTCTTGCTACGCTTCTTTCATGGCGTTATCACAAGCAATCCAAAAGCATGAAGTCAAAATCAATCCTAAATGTGCCGTAGGGCAACTGATGGACATTCTTTCTAAAGAAGATCGCGCAACGCTTCAAGATGCAATCAAAGCTGGAGTAGCGACTCACACTCTCGTTCTAGCGCTTCGACAAGAAGGCTATAAAACAAGTGACAACAATTTCAACCTACACCGACAGGGGAATTGCAAATGCCCAAAAACCGCGTAGACGAAGTATTGGAAGAACGCCAAAATATCTACGGCGATGCTGAAACCAATTTCACAAAAGTTGGACAAATCTGGGGAACGCTATTACAGCGTGAAGCGCTACCAGCATGGCAAGTGGCGTTATTGCTAGACACATACAAGACTGTGCGGTGTTTCGCTAATCCTGTTTGGGAAGATAGTTGGGATGACAAGATTGGCTACACAATTCACGGGCGCAAAATTGCGATGGAACGCGAGTGAGCCTCAAAGAGTCTTTAGACAATCTGCCGGAAGGCATTGAGTCTGTAGAGGTTAAAGAGCTTCGGGTTGCGTTGATGCGACTGCAAAAAAAGTTGATCCAATCAAAGCAACGAGTTGATGATCTTGTGGAAGCAACGCATAACGCGGCTTACGGAGCGCAACTCACTATGGGCGCAATCGCACCTGTGCCAGCACCAAAGATCGCCAGCGTTAAGGGTAAGCAAGAAGTAGCGCTATGGCACATGACCGACTGGCAAGGCGCAAAGAAAACACCGTCGTACAATTCTGAAGTTATGCGCGAGCGTGTATTGCAGTTCGCTGAAAAGGCAGTACGCATTACCGATATTCAACGCAAAGATCACCCGGTTGATGAGTGCGTAATTATGTTTGGCGGAGATATGGTGGAAGGTTTATTCAACTTTCCATCGCAAGCATTTGAGATCGATGCAACGCTATTCGAGCAGTATGTCAATGTCTCTCGGTTGTGCGTTGATGTCGTGCGATACGCATTAGCAAACTACAAGAAGGTCACAGTTGTACCGGAATGGGGTAATCATGGACGCATTGGTAGCAAGAGGGATAATGTACCTCGTAGCGATAACTTCGATCGTATGTGTTATGAATTGGCTCGTCAGCTCTTGGCGGGAGAAAAGAGACTTACATGGCAAGAGTGNCCGGAAGATATTCAAAGAGTAGAGATCGGTAACTATCGTGCGTTACTTATACACGGCGATGAAGTCGGGCGCAACGGGTTCGCAAGTCCAGGAGCTATCGTTCAACACGCAAATAGATGGCGTTCAGGTTCGTATAACTGGGAATTCCGCGACGTATACATTGGTCACTACCACACTCACGCGGAGTGGGCGATGGCAAATGGGTTGGGCGCGGTTTATCAAACTGGTTCAACGGAAAGTGAGAACCGGTACGCATCGGTAAATCTCGCGGCTTCGGCAACTCCTTCGCAACGACTTCACTTTGTAGATCCAGTTAAAGGCAGAGTAACTGCCGCTTACAAAGTCTGGCTCGATTAGGAAAAGCAATGGACTGGGAAGGCGGATGCTTTAAAACAACCTATGCCACCTCTGCGGAAGCGCGGATTGCCATTGAAAAGACTAAAAAGCGCACTAAAGGACAATACCNACTCCAAAGGATCTATCATTGCCTTGACTGCAATGGTTATCACCTGACCTCTATGACTAAAGAAGTCNGGCAAAGCTTGGAGAGGAAACAGAGATGACTACCCTCGCGGGCATACAAGGCGATAACTGGTGTTTGCTCGGTGCAGACTCAAAGGCAAGCGATTCAGACGGCTCCTACATTTACCTCAAAGATCCTAAAATCTTTAGCAATGGTCCGACTTTGATCGCGGGATCGGGTGCAGTACGCACTCTCAACCTCTTGCAATACGGCTGGACAGCGCCACGCTACCGGGGAAAGACACCGGAAGAATACATAACCCGGTATTTCATCCCGTCGCTCCGCAAGAAGATTGTGGAGTCTGGTTCGGAATGGCAAAAGGATGGCGAAGTGGCAAAGTTTGATAACGGGCTACTGGTCGCCGTCAAAGGCAAAATCTTCAAAGTTTCCGATGACTACTCTTGGGAAACTTCGCTCAGCCGGTTGTACCGGGGTGGTAGCGGCGGGGATTACGCGCTAGGGGCAATGGTGGTTTTGGGTGGAGAGAAGGCAGACACCTACGAAAAGGCACGAACAATTATTATTGCCGCGATTGAAACGGCTATCGAGTGCGATTTATTCTCTGGCGGCGAGATCGTTACTCACTACCAACAAGGTTAGTCCTCGTCTGAATCGTCAATGTCAAGGGAGATCGACTCGCCGATTGCGGGCTGAGTGATGTCGATTCCCTGCTCTTTAGCGGCTTTGATACCTGATTGGAACAGTTGGTTGGTGCGATTGACCACATCGTCAATCTGATCCGGATACTTCAATTCAGTCTCCACCATAACNGCGAGACTCCATAGGGAAATCTGAACTCGGATCATAAACCTATCTTGCCACGACTTTGAGCGAGGCGCTTGCNTTTTTGTAATTTAACCGCCAAGATTNAGCCACTTGGTCGAAAAGACCCCCTAACGAAAGGCAAGAATGTGGCACAGTTTGATTTAGAAAATTACGAGACTGTAGAGCTTCGGTTACGCAGACTCTATACGGCTTATCCAACGGCAAGAGTATTCACCGATCTAGTGTTTCAAGATGACCGCCGATTTGTAGTAAAAGCTTTTATCTTCCTACGCTTTGAGGATCAGAGTCCGGTTGCAACTGGCTTCGCTGAAGAAATCGTAGGCGTGGGCATGGTCAATAAAACAAGCGCTCTGGAAAACTGCGAAACCAGCGCAATCGGTAGAGCAATCAGCAATTCTTTGTTGTGCCTAGATGCACCTGTCGGCGCTCGTCCTTCGCAAGAAGAAATGAAAAAGGTTGATCGGTATAAGACAGAACCTCGTCGGTCAGCAATCAAGCCACCTAGCGAAGCGCAAGTACAAAAGGCGCGTGACCTTCTGACTGAGGTGCCAGTCCTAAGCAGTAAGACAGAGGCGACAAACTTCTGGAATACAAACAAGGAGTACCTCGACATCCGCGTAGACGGTACGACTCTCAAAGATGCGTTGCTCGCACAGGTTGAACACATCAAGTGAACAAAATCGCTGAAGAACTAGCGAACAAAGGTATGCAACTCGCTCTTGACGCAAAACGCGAATGGAGCGAGATGGCTAGCGAATGGCTACGAGAATTGCCAAAAGGCACTCGTTTCACATCTGAGGATTTAACTTATTCCATCGGATACCCGGCTGGAGAACAAATCGGAAACGCCAACAACGCCGTTGGCGCAAAGATTCGTTCATGGGCAAACGCAGGACTGACTTACCGAAGCAGTTTCACACAATCCAATAACACGCGTTCGCATGGGCGCATGATCGCAGAATGGACAAAACTATGAGTGACAAGCAAAAGAAGTTCGATCCATCGGTGGGCTGGATGCTCACAATTCATAACCAATCAGAGTATGTACGGATCTTCGCGGAAACCATCGGGCAAGACTCGGTTGAGTTCGGGCAAGCGTTGGAGAAGGCAGGATTGCGCTTGGAACCAGATCCGTTTGATTTCGCGGCAGATGCTTGGAAGCTTCTAGAAGCAAAAAAGCGTGAGGCGGCTAAAAATGTTCAAGAGTAAAAC